GCTTGCTCCATATCTTGACCCTCGTTCTATGGTGGGCTAATGCCAGCGATAACAACCCTACGATCTAGCATTGCGTCAGCTCTTACCGATAACACTAAATACAGCGTTTACGCTTATCCACCTGCTACCCCTGTCGCTAACTCAGTAATCGTCACTCCTGCTGATCCATATATCACGCCAACCAACAACGACAGAACTTCCGTTGCTCCCTTGGCTAACTTCAGAATTCAAATCCTTGTCCCATTGCTAGACAATGAGGGCAACCTTGCTGGCATCGAGACCGACATCGTTCGAGTCTTTGCGCTTCTAGACGCTTCCAGCATTGTCTTCAATGTAGGAAGTGTTAGCGCGCCTAGCGTGTTATCCATCGCATCAGGCGACTTGCTTACATGCGATATAAATATCTCGACCCTCACGGAATGGAGTTAAATCATGACCGATTTAGCACAATGGGAAAAAGAAAATAAAGAGTTCCTGATTAAAATCGGTCAGGCAGCTCCAGCACCAAAACCAACAACTAAGAAAGATGAGGAATAAGCCGTGTCAGTATATCTAAGCAACGGAGTGGTTCTTACTGTAAACGCGGTAGATCTCTCTAACCTAGTCTCAGCAGTAACAATCAACCGCTCATTTGATGAGCTTGAAGTTACAGCAATGGGCGATTCAGGACACAAGTTCGTCAAGGGCTTGGAAGCATCTTCAATCACAATCGACTTTTTCAATGATGAAGCAACTTCAAAGACACTCCAGACACTTCAGGCTGTATGGGGAACAAGCACAACTGTTACAGTCAAGCAGACTTCATCAGGTATATCAGCGACAAACCCACTTTACACAATGAGTTGCCTAGTCAATAACACAACACCTATTAACGGTGCAGTTGGCGACATCTCAACTCAGAGCGTAACTTGGACTGTAAACGGTACAATCGCCGTATCAACAACAGCGTAATAACTAAGTAAGGGGCTAACAATGGCAAAACTCAAAGTAACAAGGGCTGATGGACAAGTACAGGAGTTTGAGATAACTCCAGTAATTGAATATGCCTTTGAGCAACACGCCAAGATGGGATTCCACAAGGCTCTCATCACCGAGCAGCGCCAGTCAGATGTTTACTGGATCTGCTGGGAAGCAATTAGGAGAAGCGGCGAAACCGTTAAACCTTTCGGGGAAGAGTTCTTATTGACACTCAAGTCAGTTGAGGTCTTAGAATCTGACCCTTTAGTCTAAGGGTGGATCGGAACTCCATTACTTATCTCGCAGCTCGTCTGAGTTATGAGTATGGAGTTCCCTTCCAATCCATCGTGGAACTACCTGCGGTGGCGTTCAAGGCACATATAGAAGTCCTTAAGGACATAGCGAAGGAGCGTAGCAATGCCAGTTCAATTGCAAGGCGCGGTCGCTCTTCGTAAAGCATTGCGTAACTTTGAGCCGGATTTAGCCAAAGAGACAACTAAAGAGATTGCTAACTTCCTCAAGCCGGTAACTAGAAGTGCTCGAGGCTTCCTGCCTTCTAACTCAGAAGTGCCATCTGGCTGGCTTAAGCGCGAGGGCGCTAAGGGCAAGTTTGCCAATCGTTATTATGATAAGACAATTGCAAGCCGAGGCATCAGCTACAAGAGCAGCCCAAGCAAGGCTAACCGTCGAGGCTTTAGAGCCTTGGCATCTATCTTTAATAAATCTGCGGGTGGATCAATCTATGAAACAGCGGGTCGCAAGTCTGGCGTTACTGGCAACTTCACTCCAAAGCTCGGCGGTCAGCTCGTTGGTCAAGGTCAGAAAATGACAGGTAGAGCAATCTACCGAGCCTTTGATGAAGATCGTGGCAAGGCAACGGCAGGAGTTCTCAAAGCGATTGAGACTTCCGCAGCTAAATTTAATGCAAGGAGACCAGTCTAGTGGCAGATTTAAGAGTTGATATTGCTTCGGAGTTCACCGGCAAAGCAGCCTTTACTAAGGCACAGAAGGCAACGGGCTCACTTGATAAGGCTGTTGGCAAACTAGGCAAGCAGATAGCCTCAGTCTTTGCGCTTACTAAAATTGTTTCTTTCGGCAAGGCATCAGTCAAAGCCTTTGCAGAAGATGAGGCAGCAGCGAATCGTTTATCCACAGCGGTCAAGAACTTAGGGCTAGCCTTTGCACAGCCTCAGATTGATAACTACATTTCTAAGCTCGAGTCAAGCAGTTCAGTTCTCGATGACCAACTGCGCCCTGCCTTCCAAGCATTGCTGACCACAACTGGATCACTAACTAAGTCTCAAGAACTTTTGACGATGGCGATTGAAGTCTCAAGAGCAAGCGGCATCGATCTCACAACCGTATCTCAGGACTTGGCTAACGCCTACAACGGCAACACTAGAGGATTAAGAAAATACAACCTTGGGCTTACCAAGGCACAACTTACAACCGTCTCATTCACAGAAGTACAGCAACGCTTCAATGCTCAGTTCTCAGGGGCTAACGCAGCCTTCCTCGATACTTATGCTGGCAAGTTGCAAGTGCTTACTGTTGCTTCTGAGAACGCTAAGGAAGTAATTGGCAAGGGCTTAGTCGATGCACTAGCTCTAGCCGGTGGCAAAGATGGAGATATCCAAGATGTCTCCGATGCCATGAGCAGCTTATCTAACTTTACCGCCGATGCCATTCGTGGCGTTGGAGTCTTGACTGGCAAGTTTACCGCTTTCGACAAAGCAATAAGCGGTGGACTTCTTGGCAAGTTACTATCGGCTAACTTCGAGTATGGCTTGATTGGTCAATTGGCTAAATTAGGCAATGAAGCACAACCGCGACAAAGAGCAGGTCGCCGCTTCATGGGTGGCGCACAGGCTAACCTTTATGATTCATCAGCCGCAGCAGAGAAGAAGCGTCAGGATCAGCTTAAGAAACTGCAAGATGCTCAAGTTAAGGCAACCAAGGCTCTTACAGCAGAACAGAAGAAACAGGCAGCACTTAAGAAGGCTGCATCAATTTTTGACTTGGAGCAGATTCAACTCATTGCTGCCCTTCAGGGCAAATTATCTGATGAGGATCGTAAACGCGTTGAACTCCAGTTTGCTTTGCTAATTGGCAATGAAGCACAAGCTAAGAAACTAACTGCAGAAATCGCGGCGGCTCAAGGACTAAGCAAAGATTTAGCAGGTTATCTTGCAAGCCTTCCAGACGCTAAGAATCCGTTTGCTGCATGGGGTAAATATCTAGATGAACTAGCAAAGAAGGCTGCGCTAATAGTCACAGGCGACCCTAACTTTAACAGTTCTCTTGGCTGGAATAACAATCCTTCATTCCCTGAGATACCTGAAGTTCCACAGACCAATGTGACCCCATTCCCTAGATCAACACCCGGCAGTTTCCGCAGAGCAGAAGAAGCCTCAAATCAAACAGGTCCGATTCAGGTCAGCGTTCAAATTGATGGAAAGCAGATTGCCTCAGCACTTCAAGATACTTCGATGTCAGGCACAGGATCATCTATCAACCGACTCAATGGCGGCTGGTCTATCTCGTGAGTTTACCTGCTGAAATATCCGTATCCTTTGACTTTAGCTCGGGTGCGACTTTCGGCTATCCATTTACTATTGGCGATGCTAAGTACGGAGTTCTAGGTACAGGCACATTAGGTTCATCTACAGTCCCAGTTCCTATTGTTGATCTGACTCCTAATGTCCGTAATATAACCATCAACCGTGGCAGAGATATCCAAGCTGACCAGTACATCGCCGGTACAGCCGTTGTACGCATTACAGACCCAGATTCCTACTTCAACCCTCAGAACACAGCCAGCCCTTATTACGGTTATCTCGTACCTTTGCGTAAGGTAAGAATTGCAGCTACAACAGCCACAACCCAAGAGTTCTTATTCTCAGGCTACACAACCGAGTACCGCTATACCTATGACCAAGCCGAGCAGATGGGTTATGTCGACATCTATGTCGCCGATGCTTTCCGCTTGTTTAACTTGGCTCAAGTTACAACCGTTGCAGACTCAGGCGCAGGACAGGCAACTGGCACACGCATAGGCAAGATACTGGATCAGGTTGGATTCCCAGCCAATATGCGCACAATTGCCACAGGTCAATCTAACTGCATTGCTGACCCCGGAACGCTACGGACAAGCCTTGCAGCAGTTAAGAACGCCGAGTTCTCTGAGCAGGGTGCGTTCTTTATCAACGGCTCGGGCACAGCAGTATTTAAGGATCGTAACTCAGTAGTTTCATCTATCTCTGGAACTCCTATCGAGTTTAACCAGACCGGCGGTATTCCTTACCGTAATCTCATCTTCAGCTTTGATGACAAGCTCATTATCAATCAAGCCCAGATGACACGATACGGTGGCACAGCCCAGTTTGCACAGAACACAGACAGCATTGCCCGTTACTTCCCTCACCAGTACAGCGCACAGGACTTAGTTATCGATACCGATGCCAATGCCCTTAATATCGCTGCCACTTATGTAGCCACTAGAGCTGAGACAACTATCCGCATCGACCAGATGCTCGTTGATCTACTAGACCCAGCAGTTCCAACTGACACAATGATTGGGCTCGACTATTTCGACAATGTGCGAATAAGCAATATCCAGCCTGATTCTTCAACCATCACAAAGACATTGCAGGTTCAGGGTCTATCGTGGAATATCAGCCCTAATTCAATGCAGGTAACAGTTACAACACTTGAGCCCATAACCGATGGATTCATTATACAAAGCACAGAACGCGGTATAATTGGCGTTAGTGCAATGACTTACTAGGAGATAAAATGGCAGCAGGATTAGGTTATATTGAGTTTGCGACAGGAGATGTCCTAACGGCTGCTGCCGCTAATGGCTACCTTGCCTCTCAGGTGGTTATGGTATTTGCAAGCGCAGCTGCTAGAACTTCAGCAATTGCGAGCCCACAAGAGGGAATGATTTCATACCTAAAGGATACTAATTCAACAGAGTATTATTCAGGATCAGCATGGGTGGCAATCGGCGGTGCAGGTGGGGCTTCTGGATTTACCTATATTAACTCTTTCTCATTTTCAAATGTGGCTTCTCTTTCAATGAGCAGTATTTTTAGCTCGACTTATGATTATTACAGAATTGTTGTTGATTACAATCACTCAACTGCCTCAGACTGGTTGAACATAAGACTTCGCACCGGAAGCACAGACAACACGAGCGCAAGTTATTATTCATCTACGCTGAGAAATGACACTACATCTGTTACTGGCGCTTATGACAATGGCGCTACAGGATTTACTCGAATGATTCTAAATGGTCAAAACGCAAACATTATTAGCTTTGATATTACTAATCCATTCTCAAGCAGTTTACCTACTTACATGAACGCAGTTTTCGGCTCCTATAAATCATCAGCAACTGCAAAATATATTGCTGGTTCTGGTTCGGGCTGGTTTGACGGAAATACATCATTCGATGGATTGACACTAATTCCAAATGTAAACTTCACAGGAAAGGCTAAAGTCTATGGCTACTCAAACTCTTAAGGTATCAGTTCAGGTAAACGATGAAGTTGTCGAACTTACTGGAGATGAAGCACAAGCCTTCATCGATGATCGTGATGCAACTATTGCTAAGAACAAAGCTCTAGACGAGGCTCAGGCAATGGCTAAGCAGGCAGTTCTTGACCGACTAGGAATCACAGCAGACGAAGCTAAACTCCTACTGGCATGACTCCCAAGTTATGCAAAGCCGGTCAGCAGTTAAGGCTTCAGATAGATGATACTTATCCAGAAAGAGATCGAGCCTCAGACGGCTGGATTGGCGATGCTCGTCACCAAGCACGTACTTCTGATCACGTGCCTGATGCAAAGGGTATCGTCAGAGCCATTGATATTGACAGGGATTTATCTGGAAAGAAAAAGCCTGACCTCATGCCTGACCTTGCGGATCAGATTCGACACGCAGCAAAGTCTGACAAACGCATTGCTTACATCATATTCGCAGGAAAAATTGCTTCCCCTCGCATGGGGTGGCGCTGGCGCAAGTATTCTGGAATCAATCCGCATGACCATCATTGCCATATCTCTTTCACTACAAAGGGCGATACAGACGGTTCGTTCTTTTCTAATATCCCAATGATAGGCGGCACAGTATGAACATGAAGCACCCAGCAATAGTTTCTCTTGGAGCGTTCCTAGCAGTCTGGGGTACTACCTCGAACTTTGCTCTGGACTATCGCTCTATCCTCGGTTCCCTAGTAGCTGGCGTATTCGGTTACGCAACGCCTAAGAAGTAATGAGCGCGGTAGATATTGCGGCTGTTGCCGTAGGAATCGTTACTGTCCTCGGTGGAACAGCAGCTTATCTACAGTTCTTAGTCAAGCATTACTTGGCAGAACTAAAGCCCAACGGTGGCTCCAGTATTAAGGATCAGGTTAATCGACTAGAGGCGCGTGTCGATACAATCATCGAGTTGTTAGGTAAGTAACACTTATCCTATGGCAAGGAAACGACCAGTCATAGACTTAGATACTTACAGCGCCTTAGATGCTTATGCAATAGCGTTGAACGAGTATTACAAGTCTCTGCGCAGAGCAGGGTTCACAGAGACCCATGCCTTCTGGTTGCTATCAGATCGTGAAACCTTCCCTGATTGGATTATCCCTAACCTTCCCAATCGAATCGACAACATACCCTACGATGACGATGACGAGGACTAATGAAGCGAATCGTAATTCTGAGCGACTTGCAAGTTCCCTTCGAGGATGTGCATCTAACTCAGAACATAGCTAGATTCTTACAGAAATTTAAGCCAGACCAGACAGTAACCATCGGTGACGAGATTGACTTTCAGACCATAAGCAAGTGGTCAGAGGGAACACCCCAAGCCTATGAGCAGAGCCTTGGCGATGATCGTGACCGTTGCGTTCAGCTTCTATGGGAACTAGGGGTCACAGACTGCATACGATCTAACCATACTGACCGGCTTTACAACATCATCATAAAAAAGATTCCCTCATTCCTATCCTTGCCAGAGCTGCGCTTCGAGAAGTTTATGAAGTTTGATGAGCTAGGCATAACCTTTCATAAGAATCCCATGAACATAGCTCCTAACTGGATTGCAGTTCATGGAGACCATACGCCTATCAAACAGCAGGGTGGGCTCTCAGCCCTTGAAGCAGCCCGTAGGCATGGCAAGAATGTCATCTCAGGACATACTCACAGAGCAGGGCGTAGCGCCTTCACAGAAGCCTCTGGCGGGCGTTTAGGGCGTGTTTTACATGGAGTTGAGGTAGGTAATCTCATGGACTTCAGACAAGCCTCATACACCAAGGGAACGGCTAATTGGCAGCAAGCCTTTGCCATCATGTATGTCCATAATTCTACGGTTCAGGTGGACATTATTAACATAGAAAAGAACGGCACCTTTATTGTGCAGGGCAAGGTCTATGGCAGAGTGCGGTGAGATTGGGATTCCTGACTTCGAGGATGAGGATCCGTCTCAAATCGTTATCGTTTCGTTATCTAAAAAAGGTGGCTGTCGCATACGCCTGATGTAATCTTTAGGCATGAGCAAGAACCGCGAGACAGGCACAGATATCCAATGGGTTGCTGGCATGAAGCTACTTTGCGTAGATCATGGCTGTGAATCAACTGTTTATGCTGATAAGCGAGAACTGCTCATGGCGAAATCACACCCGCTTCAATGGTGTGCAACATGTCAGAAGGGCTCAAAATGAATGTTTATGTAATGACTTTTTTATTCTCAGTCATCACTTATGGATTGGGATATTACGCAGGTAACTCAGATGGCAAGGTCGAAGGTCGCATGGCTGTCCGCCGTCATTATGAGGATCGTGAACGCCAGATGAAGGTGAATCGATGAATGCTAGAGACTTTCTCAACGAAGCGAGAGCTACTATCCAAGACCGAGGACTTGATTACGGTCACCCATCGGACAATATGTCAAGGACAGCCGCACTCTGGAGCGCATACCTCGAAATGCCAGTTACTGATTATCAAGTGGCGATGTGTCTGGCATTGGTCAAAGTCGCAAGGTCAATGGAATCTCCAAAGCCAGACAATTTCATCGATGGCTGCTCGTACTTTGCGATAAGTGGTCAGCTCCATACTGAGGAGAATGACCTCTATGTGTGATGAATCTTGTCCATGTTTCTATTTCGGTTCTTGCCCTAATGATGAGGAGAATGAATAATGTTTAATCTACAGGATTATGAGACGGTTGCAGATCGTGTTGCTAGGTTCCAGAAGTTGCACTTGAGTGGCAGAATTGTCACCAAGGTTATTAGCCTTGACAACAGCAAGGGCGAAGTCCTAGCAATGGCAGAGGTTTACCGCGAACATGAGGACACACAGCCGGCAGGAGTTGATTACGCTTTCGGAGTTGCATCAACTTATCCTCAATCAATGCGTAAATTTTATGTAGAGGACACAGTAACTAGCGCAGTAGGCAGAGCCTTGAGCCTTGTGCTTGATACAGATAAGAAGCCAACCCGTGAGGACATGCAGAAGGTTCAGGCTCACCAAGAAGTAAAGGCTAAACTCTATGAAGTCAAGGCTAAGATGGCTGAGACTTCTCAGCAATATGTTCCTGTAGAGAAAGAGAGTGATCCTTGGACAATCCAGACTGCTGCACCGGTGACAACAATGGAGCAAGCTGTCGAGACGGTCAAGGCTGTCCTTGGTGGCACTCCGATAGACGAGAGCTGTATCCATGGTGCTCGTGTATGGAAAACGGGAATCAGTAAAGCCGGAAAGAGTTATGGGGCGTGGTATTGCGCAGGGGCTCAAGATGGAGTGTTACTAAATTCAAAGGATAAGTGTGATCCTATCTGGTACGAGATTGATAAAGAGACCGGACAATGGAAGCCGCAGGTGAAACGTGGGTAAATTATACTTCCGCAATCAAGATGAGGAATGGGAGCAATTCCCTACCGATGAGCAGCTTTACATGGCTGAGCAATCAGCTCATGATCTACAGGCTCTTGGCTTTGCAATCATCTGCCAACTATGTAATGAACCGCCTACTGTTTCGCAAATCAAACTGAGAGCGTTGCAGAACGCTTGGAAGTGTGACAAGTGCGGCACTCTTAACTCAGCAGGCAAAGCGTGAGACATCAATACAACTTCCAATCATCTTGGGGCTATACCAACTGCTCAATATGCGATGCAGATTGTTTATGCAATGAATGGCTTAGAGATGATGGATTAGTGGTCTGGTTATGTAGTGCTTGTGAGAACACACTTCACTTATGACAAGACACAGAAAAGACCGAGGCTTTCGTACTGAGCGAGTGGTTGCAGCCTATCTCTCGCAATGGTGGAGAAGCGCGAGCATCGGTCGAGGGGCTGGTAAGGATATTCTCAATGTTCCGTTCGATGTTGAGATTAAAGCTAGGACAGACTTTCAGCCCCTAGCATGGTTGCGCCAAGCATCGAAGCGTGCGGCTATCTCAAATGAGATTCCGATTGTGTGTTGCCGTATGAATGGACAGGGTGAAGATGCTTCTGAGTATCTTGCTTTCATGCGGTTCGGTGACTTGGTTCAACTATTGCTAGACGCAGGTTACGGCGATATCCAGCAAGACTCGGTACAATTAGAGCCTGAACGATGTGCACAATGCGGATCGTGGAAGTTAGTGGGAGTGCCATGTCGCACATGCAAGGTATCTGATGCCGATTTATGAGTTCGAGTGCAACAATGATAAATGCGCCAGCAATAGCAGATACGATCAAGAGTTTGCTATAGCTGAGCCCCATGACCTCGATTGCCCGTTCTGCGGGGAATCCATGCGAAAGGTGTATTCAAGTGTTCCGAGTGTTATCTTCAAAGGTTCAGGGTTCTATTCAACAGATAAATAGTTATGCACACCTGTGGATAACTGGGGTGCGACACGCATTTAACGCGGAAGTTATCCACATGCTTGACAGGGCTGGTATGCTCTTATGCAAGAGCCCATCAAGGGCTCACCGCAAGCGCCTGAAGCGCGCAGCTTGCGGGGTTGCAATCGCATTAGTGGGAGCTCTATGCCTACCGAGTGAGGCATCTAGTGGCGACATCAGCAAACACTTAACAGTCCATGAATTAGCTGATAAACAATTAACAGAAGTACAAGAGAAGTGTCATAACGAGATTACCTTTAGAGAATCATCTAATAACAGATATGCAGTTAATGGATCACATCATGGTTACTATCAAGGTAGAACTACATACTTAAAGGGTAAGCCTGATGATATTCAGTTCTATTGGTATTGGTATTACGTAAGCAAGAGATATGGGATTACAGAGTATGATGAGCCTGACATGTGCAAGGCACTTCATCATCTAAAGACTAAGGGTTGGCAATGAGTAGTAAGAAGGGTGACCCACGAAACACCAAGGCTTACCGTCGAGCTAGGCTCAAGGTCTTGGTTAGAGATGGGCATGTCTGCATGTATTGCGGAACCAGCGAAGAGTTAACTATTGATCATGTGTTAAGTATTAAGCACCATCCTGAACTTGCAATGGATTTGGATAACATGGTCATAGCTTGCAAGCCATGCAATAGCCGCAAGGGAGCACGCTCACAAGGCGTTTTTTTAGCACAGAGGGACAC